AAATCCTTAGAAGTTGACGGTTATTCAACAGCCAAGATATCGGGAGACATGACCAACTGGGCTCAGTTATTCTCTCTTTATGAATTTATGGATATGTCTAGAGCAATTCTTCCCAAATCATTTCATAATTTTTGTTATAAAGTTTTATCCTTACACAGGAGGAAAACACTTCAACTTCCAAAGAATTTGATAGAAATGTTCTTCTCTTCTTCTCATTCCGTTCTATCAACTGAGTCAGTGAATAGACTGAAGACAGGATTTTTGAAAGGAGGTGATCCTATTATCGATCAGTATTCTTCTTGTATTCATTCCAAGTCCGACATGATGCAAGGGATACTCCATTTCCCATCAAGTTTTTATCACATTTTACATCTTGAGTACCTTACAGCAATATTATCAAAAAGATCAACTGACAATGTTCGGGTTATTGTTAGCTTTGAGGTTTCATCTGATGATGAGGGATTGTTGGTGAGCTTCTGTGGAGACAAGAGGGCCGTCAAGCAAAATATGAATAGATTCCAAGGTGAATGGCCGAAGGTTAAGCATTCTGTGGATCGTCTCTTTGGTGTTAGGACCAGTTTCGAAAAAAGCACATTCTCAACAACTGAGCTTTTCGAATTCAACTCAAAGTTCTATGTTGGTAATTCAATTTCAAGCCCTTTGATTAAGTTCGTCGCCAGGGCTTGTGACGATAATCCCCAAGAAAGTATGAATCGGAGGGTGACAGCCATGTACTCACAACTTAGACAATTGAGAGAGAATGGAGCATCTGGCTTTTTGTGTGAGTGGATTTCGGGCTGCCAAGCAATCTCTTTAGCGATGAACATGGGACTAACCACAATGCCTTGGATGACCTTGGAGGTTTATAAAGATCTGCTAAGAGATCGCATCACTCCTTTGGGGTTCTATACTATATGTAATGCTTTGTGTGCTGGTTTAGTAGATGGTGTGTTTTGTAACTGGTTATCTTGTAAAGATAAAGATCACATTTTGAGTTTGCTTTATCATCTAGCTGGTTATGGGGTGCCAGATGATTCTTCTGACTTGGATAGTGCCATGTTTACTATGTATCCCACTATGAAATACAACTTGTTTAAATCACGAGTTGGGCTAAACAACATAGAGAGGAGAACCATGTTGAACTCGGAAAATTTTCAACAACTACTATCATCATCCAGATCAGTTGAGGATTCTTTGATTAAGATGAGATATCAAGCGCTGGATCCAACCATAGCAGCGTCCATGTCTTGGTTATCCAGGACAGATACCGTGAGGCTCACTCCATATCTCATGTATTCATCTGTAATAAAAGACAGAGTGGAAGGTCAAAAGGTCTCTCTGAAGAGGTTGAGAGATAGGATATTAGAAAGAACTGACAAGATTCCAATAGTCGAGACTCTCTTCCCTATGTGGAGACAATTTGTGATCATTGACTCATTAATATCATCAGAGATAGAATCAGTGCCTATTGAGAAGCGCAAGAGGCTAAAGCATCAATGGATTTCACCTTCTTATATAAATGGTGATCACATGCAAGAGCTGAAAGGCGTTCTATTAGAGATCTGGTACAAGAGAATTCAAAAACATCTAAGCAGAGAACAAGTTGACAGGATGTGGTTGCAAATAAAAAAAGACATGCCATTCTTTGTCGAAGACCCCGAAGACACATTGAAATTATCACCATTCGACACATACTCTCAATTGCTCGGATTTATAGAGTCTGTTAGTGGTTCGATCAAGCCTATAAAACTACTAGCGAGAGGATCAACAAATAGATCTGGTCAGGGTCTGGAGATGATGATGAGAAACAACCTATCACCATATCATCATTTCAGATTCAAAGGATCTCCAGAACTTTTAGAAAGTGAGAACAAATTAGGTTATGCACCAGTCGTGTCATCACTTCTA